AAGTAAACTCAAAAAACGGATGGGTGAATCTTGATGTGAAAACCGCACAAAGCGGAAAAATGTACGCTGAACTAAACACTTGGCAGCCAGATGGCAAAGTGCAAAAAGTGGCACAAGGGGAAAGTGATTTGCCTTGGTAGTCAAGCAATGGGAGTGGCATTTTGCTGCTCCCTTTTTTTATTTAAAAACAGAAAAAATGCAAGTTGAAATAAATTTACAAGATAGGGTTGATGAATTGATCGAACTCGTGTTGATTGCAGAAAATCAACTCATTGATGGTGATGATAGTGATGAGGTACTCATTACAATTCACCAAATTTATGAGGTACTAAAAATATATGAATTTTAAAAAACAGTAAAAATGAAACAGATTAAAATATCAAATGAGGAATTTATGAGTTTGATTGAAACAATGGAAACTGAAAAGGAAATGGCAATGGAAATGTTTTGGAATCATGTAGAAATGTTAGATGATGAGAAAAATCCAAATGAAGTATTTCAATGGATTGAACTTTCAATTTTCCAATACAATCTTTTTGATAAACTACATAAAGTTTTTAATGAAATAGGTACAAAAGGAAATGATAAAATTTTAAAAATTAAAGAAAAATGAAATCACCAATCGAAATATACAAATACGAAAACAAGCGAATCAAAAAATACAAAAAGGATTTCAATGAAATAGTTGAATCACTGGATGTTGATTCGGAGGTAAAAGATGAATTATTAAAACTTTTCATTTGGTATGGCAATGCAAGTTCCATCAAATCAAAGGCGTATCAGGAAATGAAAACATTCAAAAAATAAAACACAAAATGAAACAGATACAAGATACAAATGAGGAATATCACTCAAAAGAATCCATCAGCGCATCAGGGTTGAAAATGATTGCTAAAAAATCGGTAAAACATTTCCTTGATAGGAAATTCAATGAAACTGATGCAATGAAATTTGGAACTGCGGTGCATACTGCAATGCTTGAAAGCGACAAATTTTATGATGATTATTACATAATGCCAAAGGTTGATGGGCGCACAAAGGAGGGCAAAGCACTCAAGGCGGAACACATCGAAAAGGCAAAAGGAAAAATAGTGTTGGATGAGGCGGATCATAACCGCATCAAAGCAATTATGGAAAACCTCAAAAAAAATGAATTGGCGCAAAAGTTTTGCAAGGGTGAAATCGAGGTTTCACATTATGGGCAAATGGATGGTGTTGATATTCGTGTTCGACCTGATTGCAAAAATTCAATTGCAGGATGGATTTCAGATGTTAAAACGTGTCAAGATAATTCACCTGAAAAATTCCGCATTGACATTTTAAAATTCCGTTACGATTTACAAGCAACATTTTATTGTGATGCGCTTGGATATGATCCAAAGGATTTCCGTTTTATTGCGGTTGAAACCAATTATCCCTATTCAATTGAGGTGTACGGCTTGAGTGATGATTTGATTGAACTTGGGCGCAATGGGAATGCCTACAAAATGGGATACAAACAAGCATTGGATAATTGGAAATTTTATAAGGAAACCGATGTTGCACTGGGATATGAATCAACAAACCGAAATGAGGATGGGAGCATTATTATCTAAAAAACAAATATCAAATGCAAACATTCGCAATGTTGTAAAAAAATCAATTTGGGATTTTTTCAAAATTGATATTGAAAGGCGCACAAGGAAACGTGAAGTTGTGGAGGCACGATATATGTATTATGAAATTTGCCGAATGCGGAGGATGAGTTTAAATGAAATCGGTCAATCGGTGGGAAAGGATCACGCAACTGTTTTGCATGGCACAAAACGCTTTAAAATACTTTGTGAGGTTGATGTGAATTTCAAGGAAAATTTTGAATCATTGAAAACAATTGTTGATTTCAGATCCTCCAGAAAAGTATCACCATCAATGAGCGGAAAATCACTTTCACATCAACTTGCTGATGCATTAAAAATCATCAGTGAACTCGAAAATGAAATTGATGATTTGAGAATGGAAATGCTAAAAATGCAAATTCAATGAGTTTTTTGTTTAATTTTGTTAAAAGTGTAACAATGTCAAAGGGGTTTTATAAGTATCTTGGAAATGAGGATAAGTTGCAACATCAAGTGATGAGTTTCATTGAGTTGCAATATCCAGATGCTTTATGTGCGCACGTTCCAAATGAAGGAAGGCGCACTCCTTTTGAGCGTTTCAAATTCAAATATCTTGGTGGCAAATCGGGAGTTCCTGATGTATTGATTTTTGATTGCAATGATTCATTCAATGGATTGGCAATTGAACTTAAGGCGGGTAAAAATAAGGCAACTCCAAACCAATTGAAATGGCTTGAGCGATTAAGCGCAAAAGGATGGGCAACATATTGCCTCAATGATTTTGATGTTGTTTCAGATACAATCAAAAAATACTTTAGCAATGAAATATAGGAAAGTTTATTTCGATGAGGAAAATCAAAAGGTGCGTTGGACAATGAACGCAACTGATGATATTGATGTAAAATATGAATATCTTGGCACAATGTCAAGGGTTGAAATGGATTTGCTTGTGGAGGTATTGTGGGAATTGTATGGTGATAATAATATTACTTTTTTGGAGTTTGCCAAAATTTTTGGTGACCTTCGCACATTTTGTGATCAATTGAAACGGATCACGAGTTGATAATTTAGAAACAGAAAAAAAATGGTAGTAAATAGAATTTACAAACCTGATCATCTTGATAGGTTTGCGGTTATCCCGACCGATATATTCAGAAAAAAGGGAATAACAATGGCTGCATCTGGATTGTATTGTTGGCTATTTTCACACGATGCCAAACAAAAAATGACAATGGCATTCATTCAAGGGCATTTCAAGGATGGAAAAGATGCCATCACTTCAAAAATAAAAGAATTGGAATCATTTGGCTTTTTGAATCGTGAGGAGGTGCGCTCAAATGGAAAGTTTTCAGGATACAATTTTCGGTTGATTGTGCCAACCATTGCGGAAAAAACCGTTGCGGAAAAAACCGCTGCGGGAAATCCGCACCAAAGTAATATATATAATAATATATATAATAATAATATACAAGATAATATACAAGATAATATACAAGATAATATAAAAGATAATATACAAGATCATGTACAAACACTTGTACAAGACAATGTACAATATCATAATAAAACATATAATATTCCTCAAAATGTAAAATCCGCACTGGAACACTTCATTTCATTGTTCCCTAAAAAGTATCAACCAACAACCGATGCGCAAAAATTAAAGTGGGCAAATTGCTTGGATCGTATTGAGCGCATTGATGGATACGATTTGCGTGAAGTTTACAAAATGGCAAAGAAATTACGTGATGATCAATTCTGGAGTGGCAATTTCCTTTCAATACTAAAATTGCGCAATAAGGATAAAAATGGCATTCTTTGGGTTGATCGGTTTATGAATATGCAAAAATCAGGCAAACCACAAGCATACAAGATGATTCCAAACCTTATCAAGTTTTACAAATACAATGATCCTGCGGGAAAACCAATGATTGGTGCAATTACAAAAGGAGCGGAGTTGGATGATTTCGCATTGGTGTACAAACTTGGCACAACGGAATATGAAAATTTAAAAAAATATCTTGATGGAAAACAATAAATTCTATTTTTTGGATGAGTGGGAAAGCGATTTGATACGTTTTCACGCAAAACAAAGGCAAATAAACAAGGAACGCAGTGGCATTGATGGTTTGGGTACTGTGAACGAAAAAAGTGGCTTAGAACTCAATTATGTGGGTTTTGCTACTGAATACATTTTTTGTAGGGAAATGAATTTGATGCCTGATTTTAGTGTTGGCAACACTTCAAAGATTAAAGGTACTGACAAATACGATGCAACTTGGAATGGATGGAGTGTGGATGTAAAGTGTTCACGTAATATCCGAAACCCAATGATGATTCCAGAGTATTCAAAATGCGATGTTGATATATTTGCCTTTTTTCAAGGTGATGAAAAAACATTCCAATTCAGAGGGTTTGCAACCAATGGGATGGTATTTAATGAAAAGAACTTGAGGCACACTCGGGTGCTTTCCTATGTGCTTGAGCCACACAAAATGCTCACAATGGATGAACTAATATTCTTAAAAACTAAAATATGAAACTAAACAGAAACCAAAAATTCACATTAAAGGCAGGAATGTATTTTGCCATCATTTATGTAATAACAGTTGAAATGTTGATAATCGGATTGAATTATTTTTTAAGTTAGCAAAATGAAACAGAAACTTGAAAACCTCGGAATTATCCTGAAAAAACAATCAGGATACGAAAAAACAATTTGCCCAAAATGCTCACATACACGCAAAAAGAAAAATGATCCTTGTTTATCGGTTACGATTGATGAGGGTGTGTACAATTGCCACAACTGCGGTTGGAGTGGGAGCGTAAAGTTTGAGCGCAAAAAAGAATTCATCAAACCTCCAAAAGTGAGTGTTGATTTGAATGATCGTGTGATTGAATGGTTTGCCTCCAGAGGCATAACGGAGCCAACGATTGCGCACTGGAAAATTGGTGAATCGCTTGAATATATGCCACAAGTGCAAAAGAAAAGGCGGTGCATTAACTTCAATTATTTCCGCAATAAGGAACTTATCAATGTGAAATATCGTGATGCTGAAAAGAATTTCAAACTCGTTTCGGGTGCTGAATTGATTTTTTATGGCATTGATAATTTGAAGGAGGTTGAACGTTGCTACATCGTGGAGGGTGAAATGGATGCGCTTTCATTGCATGAAGCGGGATTGTACTCGGTTTGCTCCGTTCCAAATGGTGCATCAAAGGGCAATCAAAAACTTGAGTATTTGGATAATTGCTTTGAATACTTTAAAAACAAAAAAGAAATCATTCTTTGCACTGACAATGATGATGCGGGATTGCAGCTGCGCAATGAATTATCAAGGCGGTTTGGCGCATATAGGTGCAAATACGTGGAGTTTGGTGATTATAAGGATGCGAATGAGGTGTTGATTTCAAAAGGAGCGGAAACGTTGCGAAACATCATCAAGGAGGCAAAAAATTTCCCATTGGAGGGGGTGTTGAATATCAATAATATTTGGGATAATGTTTTATCTTACAATGAAAAGGGCATCAAAAACTATTCGCTTGGAATGGGTGAATCGGATTCGTATTTCAAAATTGCAATGGGTGAATGGAGCGTTGTGACTGGAATTCCAAATTCGGGGAAATCGGATGTTGTGGATCAGGTGCTTTGCAACTTGGCTACAAAATATGATTTTAGATGCGCAATGTTTTCACCCGAATCATTTCCCTATGAAGGACACATCAAAAGGATTGCCAATAAACTCAATGGCAAAATGTGCAACTCGGATGACTTAAACAACACAAAGGATTTCATTGAGGATCATTTTTTCTGGATAAAAATTGATCTTGAAAACCTAACGTTGAAAGGTATATTGGATGCGTTTAGGGAATTGGTATTCCAAAAGGGAATCAATGTGTGTGTGATTGATCCTTGGAATATGCTTGACCATTCAGCGCAAAGGGATTTCAGCTACATCGGGAGGGTGCTTTCCGAAATAACGCAATTTTGCCAACAAACTAACACGCATCTTTTTTTAGTGGCACATCCACGAAAAATTGAATCTGTGGAGGGTGTATATAAAAAACCAACTTTGTACGATATTTCAGGCAGTGCGGATTTTTTCAATAAGGCATACAATGGTGTTGTTGTATATCGGTGCATTGGGCAAAAAACCAAATACAAATCCGATGCAGTGCGATTGTACATTGAAAAGGTGAAACGCAAGGAAAACGGTCAATTGGGTGATTTTGAAGTTGCTCCCGATTTCACAAATGGGGGGGTATATAAACCGCTTGAGGCGGAAAACAAAAAGTTTGAAGTGATAAAAGATACAAACGTTCCATTTTAAAAATTAGAAAAATGAAAAGAAACTACATAAA